CGTGCCTCGGTACGTAGTACCAAAAAATAGGGCTAATTTTAGGGCCAGAAATAGCCCTAAATAATACCTATAGAGGGGCTATACCTATATGATACCTGATTTATATAGGGTTTAGGGGCATTATGCCCTATTTTTAACTCTCAATATATAGCTAAGAAATTAATTAGACCGGGATTTCACGCATTTTTTATAATAATTAATTAATTGGCCTGGGATTTTACACAATTTTCGTAATTAAATGGTATATCTATTTCAAACCAATGACGAGATTAAACCGTCTCCTATTTGTTTTAGACATACTTTGTGTATTAAATAGAATTATATACCATGATACACAAAACCTAACCAAAACCTAACCATCCGCGGCCATACCTAGGCAAAGTCAAAGCATATACCATAAATATAGTTAAAACTTAACATATAATATTAAGTATATGCTAAATATACTACATGTCTTACCTGTAATGTTTTTGTCTTTATTTTTATTCCTTCTAATACAATTTAATGTGTTATCACCACGTTTTATATGCAGTATAGAATTGACGATATTTTCGTTAATCACTTTATATGCCGTTATACTAATATTAACAAAAGAGGGTGTTTTGAATGATGCAATTCTGCACCGTAAAATTTTATAATTGGGAATATCATAAAAAATTATTTTTAAAAAATAGAAACAAAGTCGTTGTATGAGTTTATACATAAAAATAAAAGTTTTTTAATTACAATATTATTTAATTATTCGTCTCTTCGTCATCGATAAGACTACATATCTCATCTCTATATTCTTGTTCCGCCTTTTCGTCTTCAATAAGTTGACGTAATTTTTCTTGAATTGAAATATCATTATCTTGAGATTCTTCAAAATCATTATTTGGCATATCAGGGTCAAATATATCACCATGTGTTTCACATAACTCACACGTCTCAGTTGGCAATTCACCAGGTTTATGATTATGCATTGGTATCTCTTTTTTCTTCTTTATAATAGGCCTCTTTTTCTTTGGTTCAACTGGAGATTTATTTCGCATTTTCATATGTAAAGTACAATATTCTTCACCTGGCACACATGGTTTTGTACATTTACTACCCTTTGCAGTCATGGCAGAGCATTGAATCTTGGGCTCTTTTGGTTTTTTGTCCTCTTTTGGTTTCCTTGTCTTTTTAGGCTTTTTTGTTTCTTCAGGTTTCTGTGGACTATTGGGTATAGGGTTCATCATGAAAGAATTATTGGATTGTGAAAATCCTTCTAAAAGTTCAATTCTCTCTTCCAATCGTTTATTCATATTCACGAGTGTGTCAATCTTTTCATGAAGAAGTGTATTCGAACTAACAGATGAATTTATAACCACATTTACCTTTTCACGAAGATATACATTCTCTTCCTGTACATTAGTAACCTTTTCAATAAGAGTTTGTAACAATTTATTATTTGAAAGAACACTGTTATTTATTTTATCGATGTGATTGTTCGAATCACGAACGAGACCAATAAGAATATTTTCAATTGTATCAGACATATTTTTATAATTGTATATTTTTTATTTAGGTAAACCAACTTAGGTAATAATACATTTATCTTTTTTGTTCTGTAATTAACATATCTATATTTTTATATTCATCTTTTTTCAGTTCATTCAATGCAAGAAATCTCATTGACGACCCCTGTTTCACTAAAAATTTATCTCCGTGTGTGATTCTTACATACTTAGCTGACACAGTTGCTTTAGGACTCTTCACTAAAGTAAAAACACTATCATCAAAAACGTCACTCGTTTTAAGAACATTATTTCCATCTTTTACTATCCATTCGCCCGTTTCAAGTTTCATGAAAAAATCAGATGTACTATTTTCAAATGATACAAACATTATCTTACCAGTATTACCAGAACTTATGTACTCGGTAATATCATTATTATCATCTTCATTAGAATAAATATAATATGAATATTTCTTTATAGTTGGTGCTTCTAACATAAAACCAGTAGTATTAGGTTTATATTCATATGTTATAGGTTCCGTGATATCCAAAGACATGGTTAAATCATCTGGTGATATATTCACTATATCGTCACCACCATATAAAACAAATGGTTTTTTACTACCATAATAAACTTTTAACATTATCTTATTTTCACCTATAACGTCATATAAACCGTCTGAATTTTCGTTATTAAAAACAATTTTTAATCCCTTTTTAGAATCTGTAAAATAAGCCGAATCTTCTTCATGTCTCGATTCTTTTGTTATTACGTGTTTCAATTCCCCGTCAACATAACGTTCAATATCCATTTGTGTAACCTTACCAAAACCATCACTGTTATCCCATTTTAATTCCATGGTTACATTTTTAGATAATTCTGCATTACTAACCGATGACGTCCCCGTATTATATTCGATAATATACCCTTCAATTTTCGTTTCACTAACCGGTGAAATAGTTTTAAACTGCGACACATTTTCTATTGAAGCATATACCTGTTGAACAGGTGCCTGAGTTGGAGTTGGAGTTGGAGTAGGACTAACCAAGCTCTCAAAATAAGCCTCTTCTTCCTCTTCAGGTTTGGGAAGACTTTTTTTAATTTTATCTTTATTTTTATTTTTATTTATTATAAAAAAAGCACCGGCTAATAATAAAATTATTAAAAGTATCTCGATAAAATCCATATCTTTTAATAATAGTATATATTTTTTTTACTATTAATTCCTTCTTCTTGAAAAACGACGAGCTGGACTTCCTTGACTTCTTCCACCAATTACAGTGGAATTAAGAGATGGTCTTCGCAAATCGGGTGCCCTAATCATCCCCAAATTGGGTGATCTTGAACCAATCCTTGGTCTTGCGGCAGCTGCTGCCGCAGCAGCTGCTATTGCGGCGGCTTCCTCTTCTGCCTTTTTCCTAGCGGCTTCAGCTTCTTCGGCGGCTTTTCTTTCAGCTTCAGCTTTTTCGGCGGCTTTTCTTGCAGCTTCAGCTTCGGCTCGAGCTTTGGCTTGAGCTTCTTCATCAAGACATTTATCAGACACAAACACACCAGGTTCAGTACATCCAACAATATGAATATCTTTTGTAGGGTCATTACTATTACCTGTCTGTGGACTTAATGCCACAAAATCATCAAGATTTTCTCGAGTCCAACATTTTCCAGGTTTACCATTTTTGGATTCCGAGTGATATATAGTTTGCATACCCCATGCTAAATGTCCCAAATCTTGTGCTCTTTTTTTACAATCAAGATACGTACTTACATCATTTTGCCAATTTTGAGAAGTATTAGGACCAAAAACACCATATTGCATACCATGGTCATCTAGTCCTTTCATAGATGGTACACCTGTATAACTCGATGAAGCATCCGCACGACAATCAATGTTTTCATGGTACTTCACACATTCGTCATATTCTTTACAATGGAATGGATCATTTTCACATGTCGCATATGGTTGAGAAGGGGGTTCTCGATCCCATACATATGGGGGTGTTTGATCTTTTGTAGATTTAAGATCTTTACATAACCTTTCTCTTCTATATTCATGTGCACTTAGTTTTTTATGCCATCTCATACAATCGTCAAAATGTCGGCATTTTGTTGGGTCATCTTTACACGCATCAAAATATTCTTCTCTTTTCCTAGCCGCCTCGTCGGCAGCCTCTTTCGCAGTTCTTTCGGCAGCAGCTCTTTCGGCTTCTCTTGCAGCTTCTTCATTTTCTGCCTTTATCCTAGCAGCTTCAGCTTCTTCAGCAGCAGCTTTTGCAGCTGCTTCCTCTTCCGCCCTTTTCCTAGCGGCTTCGGCTGCAATGGCTGCTTCTTCAGCAGCCTTTCTCGCAGCTTCCTCTTCAGCCGCCTGTCTCGCAGCTTCAGCTTCGGCCGCCTTTCTCGCAGCTTCCTCTTCAGCCGCCTTTCTCGCAGCTTCAGCTTCGGCAGCTGCTTTTTTCGCAGCTTCCTCTTCAGCCGCCTTTCTCGCAGCTTCGGCAGCGGCAGCTTCCTCTTCCGCCCTTTTCCTAGCGGCTTCGGCTTCCTCTTCAGCGGCTTTTCTCGCAGCTTCTTCTGCGGCTCTTCTCACAGCTTCAGCTTCTTCGGCGGCTTTTCTCGCAGCTTCTTCTTCGGCCTTTTTCTTAGCAAGAGCTTCTATATTATCTCTTCTGACTTTGGCGAGGAAAGCGGCTTCAGCTTCCTCTTCAGCCTTTTTCCTAGCAGCTTCTTCTTCTGCCTTTTTCTTAGCGGCGGCAGCGGCGGCAGCTATTGCGGCGGCTTCCTCTTCGGCCCTTTTCCTAGCGGCTTCCTCTTCTGCAGCTTTTCTTGCGGCTTCAGCGGCGGCTTCCTCTTCTGATCTTTTCCTAGCGGCTTCCTCTTCATCTCTTACTTTCTTCTTTTCTTCGTATATTTTCTTATAATATTCATCGTCGTCATATATATTCACATCAGTATTTGGATCCGGATCATCACTGAAAGACATACCAACTATCTCAGTTTTTTCTTTTCTAGGCCATACAATCCGTTTAATTTCTCTATCTTTAGCTGGACATTCTTCACCTTCACCAATTTTAGGTATCTTCACATTATATTGCCAAAATTGACAATTATATACACCAGGTGTTGATGGAACACAATCAAATACTTCTGAACCACTTGTAAATCTATTTTTCTTAACTTTATCATATTCACCTCTACAATCATTATTCCCATCGTATTCTTTTGGTTCAAATAGTCTAACATCACCCGAAAAATCATCCTTTGTAAATGAAAGTGTTTCTGTAAATAACAAATTTTCTGGTTTTATTTCGTTATAATACAAATCCACTATATTATCACCAATAATACGTTCATCAAAATCCTTTTTATCTATAATATTTAAATAAACATCTGTAAAATCCTTAAAATGGTCTTCGTTTTTATCAACCATTCTATGGATTTCATCCCCGTTTTTATCTTTTATTACTAGGATCCATTCTGATACAATATCATTTACACTCGCTCCATTTTTCCATGAAAATTTAAGATCATCTATCACATATTCTTCTTTTTTACAATTTGGTATTTTATACCATAGTAAAATGATAAATAGAATGATAGAAGCCACCAGAAGAACAATTTTTGAACGATATAGTGGTATCATTTTATATATCACAAGATATTAATTTATATATTTTTTTAGTTTACGCCTGCTTTTCTTGAGGTGCGGCAGGGCGGTTTCGTGGAAGAAAGTTGTAGAGAATTCCACCCATGATGAGCATGAGTGCGAGACCCATTCCGATTGCTTGATAGTCCATTTTTATTTTGTTATACTATAGTAATATAAAAAAAATGCGGCCTGTAACATCGGTATTATTTGAAGCACTTCTCATAGGTATTTGTTTATTTAGTGTAGAAAAAGGTATGACGAAATTTATTTACAAAGGTGCAGGTAATTTAATAATTGCAGGCGCTTTAGTACATTTAATATTTGAATATTCACCACTGGGTAACCTCAATGAAAAATGGTGTAAAATTATATTTGAAAATGATATTGATTCAATTAAAAATTTATAAGTTCGTCTATGATACTTGTTTTATCGTATTCTAATTCTTTTAATTCTTCTGATAATTCATTATACTTTACATCTATATCATCATTATAGTCTTCCAAATATTTTTTGAAAAAAATATGAGGTGGACCAACATCATACCCCGCATCTAAAAGTGCGTCAATGGTATATACATGTAAATTAATACCAACTCCTCGTGCATACCTTTTCACAGCCTCTTTACGAATAAAACTCGTTATGTTTCGTCTATGTTTAAGTTTTTCCATTCTCTTCAATGTTACATGTATTGAACGATTTACTTCAATAAGTTCATCTTCTAATTCCCTGTCTCGTAATATATCGGGTATTTGTGTTGTTCGTATAGGTGGTAAGTCCACATGCACAAAATCTCCACGACGCGATTGTATAGGTGAAGGAGTGACTGTATCATATCTCACAAGATCATCAATTATAGTTTCGGGTGACTCGTTTTCAATAGGTGGAAGTTGAGGAGTACGCGGGGTAGTTGAAAATGGTGGTACTGTTATGTTTTCAATAACACGACGAATCATAAATTCTTCGTCATCACTTTCGTCAGAATCACAATCAATATATTTGATGTAATCATGTATCTTTTTTATAGAATTACACATTTTAAGATAATCACCTTCAGAAATTATCTTAGAATTGAGGTCTATGACTTGCATTAAAGATGTAAGGTCTTCCATAATTTATATTAGAAATGATATTTTTTATTTAGTTTTATTACAACTTAGGTTTGTTATTTTTTTTAAAAGTAAAAGAGCTTCTACAGCTTCTCCAATTTCACGATGTTTTACACAAAACCCGTTTTTTCCTTGACGACAGAGACAATTTTCGTATAAACAATTAGGACGCATTTTCTTAATTATATAGATATAATAGTATACTTAGGTGTTTATTTATCCTCATCGGGTTCAGTTTCATATTCACTTTCATTATCTAAATCATCGATATTATTCGGTAAACTATCTTGTAATTTGTCATAATTTGTATAATATTTGATTTCATAATCATCTAAGAAATCATCAAGTGATATTTTATCATTTACATCATATTCATTATTAAGGTAATTTTTCCAAAATTCGAGATTCTTTTTTGTGATTTTATTTGGAAAAAGTTCAACGGAAAATTCCTCACCATTTTTATAATTAATTTCTTTGAGAATTTCCTTTTCACTTTCAAGGTATATATCAAAAAAGTGTTCTAAAACACCAATAGGTTCGGGTTCGTAATAAAAATTAATAAATTGAGCTTGACCATAAGATGTATCAATTTTTGTTTTAGAAATACCAATATAAGCTATAAAATTATATGTATTCGGGGGAATAAGATGTTGAGGGTATCCAAATTCGGCGCGTAAAGCATATACTCTACATGGTTCACCTCTTAAATTTGAAAATAATTCATTTACATCATAAAGTTCTATAATAGAAGTACAGTTTTTAAGAAGTTCAAGAGTGAGACTCATAGTATATTATATTACATATTAGTTGCTAAGTTTTAAGTCCATATCTACATTGAATGCATTATAAAGTTCCGTCCAATCAACACTCCCATGAAGATTATATTTTTCAACAAATTGCAAAAGAGTTTTTTGACATTTAAATTCATTCTTAAAGTAATTCATCCAAAACTCTATCCAGTCACTTGAAATTTGCCGTGGGACAATCATTGTACCCAATTCATCTTTTTCCAACATCCGTAACGCTGGTTCAAGAATACCCATTCGAGTATTATTTTCATATTTTTCCTCATACATAAAATCGATTATATGAAGTTTATCATTAAATGCAGATATACCAACATATGCAATATGATGAAGGTCTTTGGGATTACATTCATGTGGAAAATTGTGTTTTGGTCTAATACCATACACTTGAGAAGGTGTACCCAATGCAAATTTATCGGTTCTAAAACTCGAAAAAACACCGTCAAGTTTATCGAGTCTTTCAAGAGTAACAGTTTGTTTCGTAAGTTCGTAAATGAGAGAAGACATTTTGTATTTTAATTATTATAACTGATCTATATCACTTAGGTCTTCACTGTACATTAATATTTCCTCGGCTACAATTTGATAAAATGCCACTTTATACGATAAAAATCCAAATAATGTTGCCCCCATATTAAAATCGAATGGTAAATCTACTGTATTCCACATAGATTCTGCTAAAGCGAGACATGTCGGTACGAGTAGCCGTTTATTCAAACCAGGTAATCTTTCTATATTGTCAACATACGAAGAAAGTGAATTAACATAAATATAAGACGCGACTGTTCCTAAACTCGCGGAAACACCGTCAACTGGTGTATGAAAAATAAAATGATATGTTGAAACGGCGGCACCGTATTGCAAAGTTGACTTTTTAATTTTATCTTTTATACGTTCATATTCCGCTAAACCTTCTTTACGTTTAGTGGGGCACGATATTCTAATGGTTTTAGTATTTGGATTTATTATACTCAACATTACAATTTAATTATTATATATCTATACCTTTAATAATATAGTTTTCATCTTGAAAATATTTTTTCTTAAATGCACGCTCTCTACTTTTAAATCTCCCAATTCTAATTGTTGATGTATCTATACGTTGCTCAATTCTATACAATTCATCTTTATTTCTCCATTTATCACCAAAAAGAGATATATATTTCATTTCAAGTCTCTGTATATTTAACTCTGTAATGAGATGTTGATAAAGAATAAGTGAATAAGAGTCATATGTCTGACGTCTGAAATCTTCCTGACTATATTCTTCGCGCGCAAGTAATTGCATGCGTTCGTATAAATCATTCGCATATGGTTCATTATTATAAATTAATTGGACTTCTTTTTCTCTATTAAACCATTGTTTTGAGTATTTTAATTGAGAATCATGAATTGTTTCTTCTTTTAGTTCTTCGCGCACTAATGAGGGGGGTGGTCGTTTTTTCACACCCATACACTTCACAACTTTACGACGATTTTTAGGCGCTAAACACGTTAAAGTTCGGGTATGCAATGTACATTTCATTTTATTTAATATAAATATTTAATTCTTTATCTTAGATTACAGTCCCGTCGGGAATAGTTGCATTTTTACAAATTATAACTATATAATCCTTGATTACCCAACCACGTTCTTCATTACTCAAATCTTCTTCCACATTTTTTGAATTGGTTATGTAACACCGAGCTCCTATACGTGCATTCTTATCAACTATAGCATTCCTTATGGTAGTTCCCTGACCAACGCCTATAGGCATAAAACAATCATATTTTAATCTACACTCTTCTTCATTTTCATAATAATCTGCACCCAATAATAACGTATCCTCAATTGTACAATTTTCTGAGATGGAAGATCGTAAACCAATTACAGAATTTTTAATTTTTGATTTATGAATGTAACATCCATCACCGATAGTACTTTTTAATACCTGAGAACCTAACATTTTTGTAGGTGGTAAAAACCTCAAAGAAGTATAAATAGGTGCATCAACATCATAAAATGAAAATGGTGAATCATCCTCATTACATTGTAAATTCGCATTATAAAATGATTTAATTGTACCTATATCTTCCCAGTAATCATCGTGGATATAAGATTGAACATGCATACCCATACTCGTAGCATGTGGTATAATTTCTCCACCAAAGTCCATTTTATCTTCACAGTAAATGGTTAATAAATCTTTCATAATCTTAGCAGAAAAAACATAAACGCCCATAGATGCAATATAAGGCTTTGTTTCGGTAGAAATCAAAGAATCAGCTAAAGTAGAAAAATCCACAGCCATTCTCAATAAATCATCACCTTTTGGTTTTTCTGCAAAATCTATTACTCGTCCATTTATATCAATCTTCATTAAACCAAACGATCCTGCTTTATCTTCGTCTACCGGAATTGCTGAAACTGTAATATCCGCACATGTTCGACGATGGTGCATAATAAGAGATTTATAATCCATTCTATACAGATGATCCCCGGATAAAATAAGATATTCATCACATCCAGAATCATTAAAAAGCCATTGGTATTGTCTAACAGCATCTGCAGTACCTTGAAACCATGTCTTATTATCTTGAGACTGTTGTGCAGCTAAAACCTCAACAAACCCAGATTTATAATAAGATCCCATACAGTTATACGCCCTTGAAATATGTCTATTGAGAGATGCAGAATTAAATTGTGTTAAGCAGTAAATCTTATTAATATCACTATTAATACAATTAGACACGGGTATATCAATCAAACGATAATTCGCCCCGAGCGGTACTGCCGGTTTAGCACGCTTCTCTGTTAAGGGATACAAACGCGTACCTTGACCCCCACCTAAAATTATAGACAAAACATTATCCATAGTCGTTGAAATTTCACATTTCTCAATACCATTTTTGGCGATAGAATCAATACGTCTTTTTATTTCATCAAATTCCAAATCGTAATTATCGTTTATTAATGTATACCCATGTTTTCCTCCATTCATTATTGATACAACAGTTGGTTTCGATTTACGCGTTTTAGAAACTGTCTGGTTCTCCCCATTTTTCTCTCCATTTTCTGACCAAGTTTCCGAGTCGTTCTGTTGAGAAGCGCGAACTTTGTTTGTTTTTCCGAGGCGCCCCCGGACACTCGCGATTTTGCGATTCGTATGTATTAAGTTTTTCCCATATAAGTCTTTGCATGTCTTCTGGGAGGTCGTTTGTCGCTTGACAATACGAGAGTTTATAGTCGTATGTGTGTAAGGCAATGTAATCGTCCATTTCATTATATTTTATTTGTTTAATAAATTATTTATACTTTAAGTACTTAGGTCTATAATGAGCAAATGTTTTATCGTGTTTATTATATTCTAATATAACCCGTTCACCAGCATCATTTTCTGTAATAATTCTAGAATTAGTATTTTCAGGTGATATCATTATATTATTATACAAGGAGTCTTTGGATATATTATGCAAGGGGCCTTTGGATATATTATCTAAACTAGATTTACTAGATTTACTAGATTTACTAGAATGTAATAAACGACATACACTGTTATAGAATGTATACATACTGTTATTAATTCAATTTATTTTTTTATATACTAAATACAAGATGGTTTCACTCCAGGAGTTACCTAAAAAGATTCAGTACATAACAATAGATTCAAATTTTGTAAATGGTACGAATAATACATTCTCCTTTGATTTAAACCTTGAATCAAATACTCATGTATCAGATATAAATAAAGTATGTGGTTTAAAAGTCGTTGATTTCTACGTAACACAAGTGGGTGTATCTGGTGGTGGTACAGGTAATGGTGCAAAATATATAGATATTGTATGCGATGATATACCAAAAACGGCACAAATTCTAAATGAACGAAAAGGGCAAATATTTACACGTGTACCTTTAGAAAGAATATTTGATGGTTCAAGTAATTTTAAAATACAAGATAAACAATGGAAATCTTTTAATAGACCAACGTCTTTATTTAACCCCATATCCATCCAGCAGCTCAATTTTGAAATATATGAACAACAAGGTGACGGGGATTATGTAAAACTACAACCTGATTCTGAATGGTTCATGACACTAGAAGTAACAACTATAGACGTTAAGGAAAAACCTATAAATAGAGAAGTTCAAATTTTAGAAGCTATACATAAACTTATCGGGAAGATAGATGAACTCAACATAAATGTTGAAAAACTTCCAGATAAACATGATATCGAAAAAATGGAAAAAGAAAAAAAGAAAAAATACCCATTACGATACTTGGTATTATTTATAACGCTCATCGTAGGTGGGTTCATTTTTGTTAAAAACAAATTTACGCCTTCGGTTCCGCAGCCTTCTTTTTAACGACACGTTTAACTGTCTTTTTTGGGGCTTCTGGAGCTGGAGCTGGAGCTGGAGTTGGAGCTGGAGTTGGAGCTGGAGTTGGGGCTGGAGTTGGAGTTGGGGCTGGAGTTGGAGCTGGTGAAACTACACGTTTAGTAGCATTAGCTTCTTCTGTGGCTCTTCTCAATTTTTCGTTGGGATGCATTGTATAATATATATAAAGGAAATATTATCTTTAAATTAAATGTTATTCATTGGCCCAACTCTCCTGAGTGGAATAGGTCAACATTGTAAAAAATATATGAACCTCTTTCCTGAAAGTCGATATATACAAGTACAGGAAGATATACCAAATTGTGAAAAGGCTTTTATATTTGCTTTACCTGTTCAGTATTGGTTGGATAGAATACCAGAAATCAAACGTAAAATTAAACATGTAACATGCATGACCGTATGTGAAACGGAAACGGTACATGAAGATTATGGAAAACTTTTCAAACTATTCGATAAAATTGCTGTACCGAGCGAATTTTGTAAAAGAGTATTTAAAACCCAATTTCCTGAAACTGAATTTTATGTTATACACGCTCATATACCATATAAGAAACCGTATACATTTTACCATATAGGTAACGTTTATGACCCAAGGAAAAATTTTAATAAAATTCTAGAAACATTTATTCGAATGAATAAACCAAATTCAAAACTTCTCATAAAAGCAACGTGTAATCAACCGTTTAATATAAACATACCAAATATCGAAGTTGTAAATGGACTTATTTCAGATGAAGAAATGGAAAAGATACACGCTCTAGGTGATTGTTATGTAAGTTTTTCAAGTTCTGAAGGTGTTGGTATGGGTGCAGTTGAAGCTGCTTTACGAAATAAACCTGTTATTATAACAGATTATGGAGGTGCACCAGAATATATTAAAACACCATATACAATAGATTGCGAACTTCAAAAATTAACGAAAGATGATTTTCTATTTAAGGCAGGTATGCAATGGGGAAAACCAAATGAAAAACAATTGATGGAATATATGGAAGATGCATATAACAAAAAAATAAGGTATATGGATCATCCGAAAACTCGAATGTTAACATGTAAAGAAAATGTATTACATGAATTCGTCACTAATATAATTGGTGAGGTAAGTGATGATACCAGCCAAAATAGCACCGGACATGAGTGATCCTCTCTGAGCTATAAGCATGGCGACAATATCGTCTATGAATTTAACATTAGTTGGTTTTTTAAGAAGTTCTGGTACTATTTTTGAGATTGCAAGATAAAGAGCCATAGATATTATTACGGGTCTAAGCGTTTCCTGGTCTAACATTTATAATATAGAAATATTTAATTCTGGCTTCGTTCCTAATACTTGATCATCTATTCTATGTTTTTTACAGTATTTTCCACATACAGCTTTAAAAGAACATTTCTTCCCTGATAAAGTAAATGCTTGACATATATTTTTATTTTCTATATTTTGATTATCTGGTGCAGTTTCTAAAACTTTGATAGGTCTTGTTTTCTGACATTCAATTTTCTTTTTTCTCATTTTATCTATAATAGTCGCCATTTCATCATGCGTCTTATTTGCAACATTTAACCTTTTTGATACATTTAAACAATCATCATATGTTTCAAGTGATGTTTGACGTCTATTTATCAAAATAGTTTTTCTATCAGTAAATTGTTTACCCTTGACACAGGGAAGTAAAAAATCGTTAGTCATTTTTTTTATGTTTGATATTATTAATACCCACTTAGGTTAGTAAAAATGCAGTTTATTACCAAAAATAATAAAAAGAAACAGAATCCAAAATGTAAAAAATGTAAAAAGCCTACAAATAAGCTTCATAATACATGTTGGGATTGTCATTTGAAAAATGAAATGAAAAAACTAATAATAAGAGAAATAGGACGTACTAAAAAATGGGAACAAAATTACAAAAGTGCTACAACGTATAATAATTTTAATAAATTACTCGAAACTTCTACATCAGAAAAACAATTGAAAAGGGCTTATAAAAAGGGTGTTTTAAAAATACATCCAAATAAAGGTGGAAATTCTGAAAAATTCGTAAATTTTAAAAATTTATACAATAAAAAATTAAGTAACTTTTAACATTCATTTGTTTTATTTTCACAATTACTAATAAAAGATGTGGTTGTTATTTATAAAAAAACTTAAACGAACATATAGCTTCACTTTAGGTGAATAATATAAAAGATAAAAACTTATACTTTATAAATGTATCTTAAATGGACATCAGAATGTTATTTATGTGAATGTCCTTTAGATCCTCATATAAACACAAAAAACGCAGAAGAACGTATTATTATTCGTGAATTTAGGAAATTACGCCCAATTTTCACTGTTAATAATGAATTATATTTAAAATTTTTCGATATGACAATACAACGAGTATGTTATGCATGTTATTTAAATTCGTATAATAAAATTCATCCGTCATTTTTTAGAGACCGTGAATGTGGTCGCATAAAAAATATATTTCCACAACCCAAGTCAAAAACAAAAGAGGAATTATTATATTGGTACGAAGACCTAAAAAGATACTTAAGTAAAAGACTATATACATAATAAAATGAGTGAAAGTATTCAAAAACTCACACACGTGGAACATATTTTAAAACGTCCGGATTCATATGTTGGACCAGTTTCACGTGTAGCCGAACCATATTGGATATATGAAAATGACATCTTTGAAAGGAAAAATGTTATATATTCACCGGCACTTTTAAAAATATTTGATGAAATATTAGTAAATGCAATTGATCGCAATTCCATGTATCCTAAAAATGTATCTTCACTCGGGGTTTCTATAGACGTGTCATCGGGCGAAATCACAATTGAAAATAACGGACCCCTTGGTGGTATATCTGTAAAAATGCACGAAAAGGAAGGTATATGGAATCCAGAATTAACATTCGGGCATTTACTTACAAGTACAAATTATGATGATACACAAAAACGTGTTGTTGGGGGACGTAATGGGTACGGGGCTAAACTTACAAACGTTTATTCAACAAAATTTTCTATAAAAATAAAAGATAGTGAAAACAAGTGTATATATACACAAGAATGGTCTAATAATATGAAAATATGTGGTACCCCAAAAATAAAGAAATACTCGGGTTCGACATCAAGTGTTTCTATTTCTTTTATACCCGATTGGAAAAGATTTGGTATGTCTAAAATGGATAATTCTATATACAAAATATTTGAAAAACGGGTTTATGATGCAAATATATGTACGACACAGAACTGTAAAGTTAAATTTCAAGGAAATCCTTTACCGAAATGCACGTTTGCAAATTATTGTAAAATGTATACAAAAACCGATGAAATATGTATGTTTACGAGTGATAGATGGTCTGTATGTATTGCACCTTCAGATGATGGATTTGAACATGTATCATTTGTAAATGGTATATGTACAATGAAAGGTGGTTCCCATGTCGATCACGTGTCTGGTATACTCGCAAATGGTATTATTGAAGATATGGCAAAAAAGATAAAACTTAGACCACAACAAGTAAAAAATGCATTTTTTATTTTTGTAAAGGCTACACTCGTAAACCCGATGTTTAGTAGTCAAGTTAAATCTGAGTGCACCCTTAAACCACAGGATTTTGGAAGTAAGTTCGACCCACCGAAATCTTTTATTAAAAATATTCTGAAAACTGGTATACAAGATGAACTACTCGCATTATCAAAGTTTCGAGAAATGAAAGAACTCAAAAAAACCGATGGTTCACGTAAATCAAAAATAACAGGTATACCAAAACTCGATGATGCAAATAAAGCAGGTACACAACAGTCAAGTAAATGTACTCTTATAATAACAGAAGGTGATTCTGCAAAAACATTGGCAATTTCAGGTCTTTCTGTAGTTGGTAGAGATTATTATGGTGTATTTCCTCTTAGAGGTAAATGTAAAAATGTACGAGATGCAAGTGTAAAACAACTCACAGAAAATAAAGAATTTAACGATCTTAAAAAGATTTTGGGTCTCCAACAAGGTAAAGTATACACATCATTATCAGAACTTCGTTATGGGAAACTTATGATAATGACAGATGCAGATAATGATGGGAGTCATATAAAAGGATTAATACTTAATATGATTCACTATTTCTGGCCAAGTTTATTGAATTTGAAATTTGTAGTGAGTATGGTAACCCCTATAATAAAAGCAACAAAGGGTTCAGAAACGAAATCGTTTTATACAGATTCATCATTTAGACAATGGTATGGAAATGGAAAACATAACTGGAAAATAAAGTATTATAAGGGTCTTGGTACGTCTACATCTGCAGAAGCACGTGAATATTTCAAAAAAATAAAAGATTTAACAGTGCAATTTGATACAGATAAACAAATGGATGACTCTATAATATTAGCATTTGATAAAACAAAATCTGATTTGCGTAAAACATGGTTACTTGAAAGCAGTGAAAAAAAATCTTCTGAACTCGAAATACCATATGGCAGTGTCAATCGTCTTGGTGTTTCTGATTTTATTCATAAAGATCTCGTAAACTTTAGTCTTGCTGATTTGAAAAGATCAATCGCTCATGTATCAGATGGTTTGAAACCTTCACAGAGAAAGGTATTATATGCATGTTTTACAAAAAATCTTACAAATGAAATGAAGGTCGCACAATTAGCAGCATATGTTTCAGAAAAAACGTCATATCATCACGGTGAAGTATCTTTAGCGGATACAATTGTAAAATTAGCCCATAATTTTACTGGTTCAAACAATATTAATTTACTCGAACCATGTGGTCAATTTGGAACAAGACTTATGGGTGGTAAAGATGCGAGTCAAACTAGGTATATTTTTACAAAACTTACTAAAAATGCAAGAATACTTTTTGATCCAAAGGATGATCCGATATTAAAATATCTTGACGATGACGGAAAGCAGATAGAACCAGAATATTATGTACCTATTCTACCAACCGTTTTAGTAAATGGAACCGAAGGTATAGGTACAGGTTTTAGTTCTTATATACCTCCATTTAATCCATCCGATATTAAACAAAATATTGAACGTATAATTTCTGGTAAAGATGTTATTCCTATGAAACCATGGTTTGATAAATTTAATGGTCGTGTATTCAGTAATGAAGATAATTTATGGATTACAGAAGGTGTATGGAAATGCTCTGATAAAAATATATTGATTACCGAACTACCACCTGGAAGATGGACTCAGGAATACAAAGAATATTTAGATACACTTGTCGAAAAAAAGAAAATTGCAAGTTATGTAAATAATAGTACAACTGAAAACATTAACTTTGAAATTATGGGGTATACAGGTAATGATGTTGTAAAAGATTTTAAACTCCAAAAAACGTTTCATGTGTCAAATATGCATTTATTTCATCCAGATAAGGGTATTCATAAATACACAAGTCCAGAAGAAATACTAACTGACTTTTTTGATATAAGAACAAAAACATACGAGAAAAGAAAAATACATCTTATCAATAGTTTAAAAAATAAAGTTAAAAAATTGGAAAATACTTCAAGGTTTGTTGACATGGTTATACACGAAAAACTAATTGTTTTTAAACGTAAACGCTCCGAACTCGAAAAGGAAATGGAAAAGATATTTGATAAAATAGATAATTCGTATGAATATCTCCTAAATATCAAAACATATCAGTACACTCATGAAGCCGTACAAAATCTCAGGGAAGAAACCATGAAAACGAAAACTGAACTCGAAACACTGCAAAGTATGTCATGTATTGATATGTGGAAAAGGGATTTAAAAATATATAAACATTAAGTAGTATAGTATGTGTGATACATCTGGTCCAAATACAGGTGCTATCATATCACTTAATGCCATTGGTAAACAGGATACATACCTTTTAGAAGATGATCCTGACCATTCTTTCTTTAAGTATAATGTAAAAAAACATTCAAATTTTACAAAATTTCATAAAAGTACAACAATCAGTAAACCAAGTACATCTTCATCATCGTGGCCTTTTGGTGAAACTATAAAAGTTACACTTAATCCTAGAAATATGGGTGATCTTTTATCAAACATGTATGTATCATTTCAATTACCAGGTTTAACTGGTAATGATAGCTATTATGCAGACCAGATAGGTAGACATATTCTTAAAACTGTAACTATGCGTGTTGATGAAACAGTTGTTGAAATATTCCATGGGGATTGGGGTATTATATATGATGAATTATATTTAGATGAATCTGAAAAAAGAACAAAAAGATACACTTTAAATAGAAATAATGCTGAAGATACATCATTAACTACTAATAATCAGATTTTAACACAACAAAATTCACATGTATTTATACCTATACCACTTTTATTTTCACGTAAATATGAAAGTGATGAATATGAAACAAATAAACCAAATAGACCTTATTTTCCAACGTGTGCTATACATAAACAAAAACTGGAATTTATATTTGAATTCCATAAACAATCATTTTTTACAAATGAAACAGATACACTATCATTAAATAACTTCGATATAGTCACGGAAGAAATAACATTAGAACCAAGTGAGCGTATGTATATTGCAGGTAAAAAACACATTTTAATTACAGATATAGTTAAAAAACATCCAACATTGGACATAGATGCCGGTACAATAAACGCCAAACTTGAACTTATACCACAAACACCAGTCAAAACACTCAATTGGTTTTTTAGACAAAAACCATTTGAAGATGAAAATACATACGAGGGTGGTACCACTTTACGTTCAAATGTATTCGCTAACAGATATAATTTCTCATCAAATGTCGAATATTCTGTAATAAGTGAATTCTATAATCCACCAATGGAAAAGGCTAAAATATTTGTAAACGGAGAAGATATGCCAAATATACAAAATTGCAAGCATAACTATTACAAATATATCGTTCCATTCACAAGTCGTCTATCAAGACCATTGCGTAATATTTACACGTATGCATTCTCGATGAATCCGATTAATGTGGAACCATCGGGAATGTTAGATTTTAGCCAATTACAATCAAATAGAACTGTTTTAGATGTCACTATGAAAGAAGGTCTCACAAGTGATTATACTTTGCATTTATACTATGTCGGTTACCAAACATTTATTTTTGAAAACGGGGTAATGACACTTGTTTAGAAAAAAGCGCATTTTTATGATCGTGGATATACTCGATTATATTATTTTTTATACACCATCTTATGAAATTCAACTGTGCTACAGTAGTATGTATTTCATCAGGTGTACCTGGTACGTGATACGATATCTTAGATGATCTACAAAACGGATCAAATAATTTTTTACTATACCCATCTAAACTTGATTTATATGCACAATGTACACTAAATATTTTACCATCCTTTGTTTTATATGACAAATTGTTTTTCTTTGAGTAATTTGTTATAAACCATTCAAGATTTCGTAAAGAAATACCTCCTGTTTTATTGAGAATTTCTAAAAGAGTAGCTCTATTCTCGGGTACGTTATAAAAGGTATCAATTGATGTTAGTAGAATAGCTGACTTATTCATTATTACATTATTCCACGCAATTCTCTAAATCCCTTTCTTGTCACTTCACATGCCGGACATCCTGGTTTGAATATACATTCCGTTAAACTATGTGTATGTCGTATACCTTCACTATTTTTAGGGGTCATTTCTATAGGTCCCATAAGTTGTGGTTGGTCGGCATGACTTCCGCACATACCGTTATCCTTAGCTCTTGCAAGACATGGCGTTCCATCCTTTTTAAAACCTTTACAAAATTTAGATGAATCTGGTATAAATTGACACAATAACTTTGAATTCATATATAGTTCTTTAGAAAGTATCATACACATTTCTACACGTGCTACATGACGTTCTTCATCAAGACGTTTATTTATTATCGGCATTAAATCATCTATAAGTTCATGTTTCTTTTGTTTTCTAGATGCCATTATTATATATAATACGTTATTTTTTAAGCGATTTGAACATATCACTAATTTTTTGTTGACCTTCTTCAACTTCTACTTTCTTCTTTGGACGTCTCTTCGGTTTTACACGTGTCAAAAGTTCACCAAATATCTCTTCTTTAGGATCTTCAAAGAGTGGTTCAATTAAATCACATACAGGGTTCAAGAATTTATTTATAAAATAATATGCATAATCAACTTTTAAATTATTATCTTTTGCATATTTTGGATCTTCAGCTTTTTCATATGCTTTTGCTTTTGGGTCTCCTGTATCGAGAAGAATATAAGGTACACGATCACCTGATTGTGGTTCCGAACCAGGTTGTCGTTCCCTCATTTTATTACGCACTTGAACATGTGCCAAGTTTTGAGACTTATATGAATCAGATAAACCCTGACTTAATATAAGTTTTTCATTAGGTACATCACCTTCAATAAGTTCAATGGCTCTTTGTAAAGCAAGAGCCTTTGGAGGACCGGTATCACTACTTTCTAAAACAACATCGAGAAGTTCTTTACAAACTTCACGCATGTGAGGTGTATTATCTCTTCTTACCAATTGAAGACCCTTTACATCTATATAATCCATATTCATGTTACCGTCCTTCCCTTTTGTCCAAAGTTTTGCAGCATACCGTTTCTTTGAATATAAAAAATAAGGACAATATACCTTTTCGAGTTCAAGGTTATTAGGTGCCTTGAAAAGTTTCGTACACTCTTCAGCAGCCCGTTCACCTATTTCCCAACTATATTCAATTGCTTCTTTACCCTTACGATTACCTACATCGAATTCAACCATAACAGAATCAGTATCTCCATATCTTACTTTTGAACCAGGGAAATTCTTTTCAACATACGCCTTTGTCTCATCAATCATACTTCTACCTTTTAGAGTTACAGTTGACGCAATTTGTACACATGGCAGCATACCCTTTGCAGCACCAGTAAAACCATATACAGAGTTCATGGATATTTTATACGCCAATTGTTTACCATTATACATTTCTTTTAATGCGCCAGTTGACTTCGCCATATCCTTTTTTGCTTGTTTACGAAACTGTTTCAATTCTAAAAGAATACTCGGTAAAAGACTTGGAACATCTTGTGCAAATTTAGAAAATCCAAATGTTTCGTATTTTACACCGGGTATATTCTCATATTTTGAATCCATAACAAGTGTAGAATAACATAAATTATGTGCCATCATGATTGACGGATATAGCCCTTCAAAATCAAGTGCTGTAATGGGTGTATAATACGCACCCTTTTGTGCTTCGAGAACAGTCGCACCTTCATAACCATCTGCAGAATATTGTCCCCACGTTATTGTTGGAACCATAAATCCCATTTCACGCGCTTTTTTTGTTAATAAACTAAACACTTTAATCTGTTGTCCTCTCTCTACCAGGTAACATAACGGAACCCATGTTGCTTTAGCCATTTCCAGAAGATTAATAAGCGTACATAATTTTGATAATAGACGATGCGGTAAAAGTGTATCCTTAATACAATATTCAGCAACCTCTCGTAACTTTACAGGATCTTCTTCAACAAACCGCGCAAACATTTCTTTTGGTGGCATATCAATTTTATTATCACCAAGGTATAGTTTAGAAACATTATCGAGTTTATATGAATCGAGTTTATACCCCTTCTTTACCTCGTGGAACAAATCGAAAATAAATCGTCCAGGTATAGGTAAAATTTTAAGATCATTATCACCAAGTGCACTTGACGATAATTTTTTATACACAAGTTCACATGAATGATTCTTCATTTTACTCATTTCAAAAAAAGATGGATCACATTTTGTCATTACTGCACGTTTCATTATATACTCTAAATCAAAACCAAATATATTCCATCCAGTTATAATATCAATATCCTTTTCCATCATATACTCCTTAAACGCCATTAACATTTCACGTTCCGTATCATAACTTTTAATTTCACACCCTTCGAGATTAGAATCTGTTTTTTTATAACAGAAACATGTTTTATCATAAGGTACATCGGAACCAAATTGTGCGAGTGACACAGCAATTTGAAAACATGCGTCATCTCTTACATCCGCATCAGGGAATTTACCAGTAGAACTATTACATTCAATATCAATAGATGCAACCACAAATGGTGCAGTTTCAGGGTTATCTACAGGTTTAAGTGTTTTCCAGTCATTACAGTACAAATCTATATTAACATGTGCTAAATGTGAACGAACACATGCATCTCCCGAATCCATCCATCCAGTCGATTGAATATTAGTTCTATGCATTAATCTCAGAACAGGGTCCAGATTCGATTCATATACTTTATATTTTATAGGTTCATCGGGTAAAGTACGTCTCATACGTCCATTCACCATACGTCTCGCTGCCAAATTTTTGAAATTTAATTTCATAAAAACAAATTGTTCATTATTTTGAAATCCCCAGACATCTTTAGATTGAACTATATCATAACTGACCAAACATTCAGGACACGTCTTATCAATTTTCGCGTACAAATTACGAATATTCATTTCCGACATCTTCTTAGGAAGTTTCACAAAAAAGTATGGTGTAAAACTCGTCGTGACACATACAGATTTACCTTCACATGTTTTACCAAATATACTAATCAAGTGTTCATCTTCCGTATCTTGTGCTTCCCAAGTGAGTACTTGGAACACGACCATTTTATCTTACTACGTTAATGCCCGATTTTTTTAATATAGTATAGTAGTAAATATGTCAGCTGCTTTGATTGATCTCGTCTCAGTCGGTGCCCAGGATGTCTATATCACGGGCGATCCTCAAGTCTCTTTTTTTAGACAAAACTATAAACGTCACACAAACTTTGCTATTAAACCTGAACGCCTCGATTTTGTAGGTAAATTTCTTTCAGGAAACGAAGTATCCATTCCCATCAAGTCAAAAGGTGATCTTTTGAGTTATATCTGGCTCGAAGGTACAAATATCAACAACAGTAATGCCCCAACCAGTATCTTTAATAGTGATGCTACACCCAACGATTACACCCAACCAACGGAATTTTCACTTTGGGTAGGTGGCCAGGAAGTTTGCAAATTGGATACAGGTTTTATTAATACCGTTCATACCCACATGTATAATGAAAATCAGGCGAAAGCATCTACATTTGCCAGCTGTGATGGTGGTGGTAGTAACCAGTCATTAAATACCTACGTTATTCCATTCTTCTTCAGTGAAGATTGGACAAAATCTCTCCCACTTGTTGGACTTCAATATCACGAAGTTGAAGTAAGAATCAAGTGTAGAAACGGTGATTTTGGAAATACAACTGTCAAAGCGTATGCTTCGTATGTATTCCTTGATACAGAAGAACGAGAATTCTTTGCGAATAACGAACACGAACTTCTCATTACACAAACACAATACCAACCAATGGATCAAAACGATACAAATGTCGATCTTACGTACTTTAACCATCCAGTTAAGTCTATTCACATTGCCAAATCTGGTTCAGGTGCCACTTATCTCTTCGATACAGCGTCTTTGTATATAAATGGTACTCTACTCTTCGAAAACATGTCTCATGAGTACCATCGTTACGTTGTTCCACAAAATCACTGTTCCGTTCTTGCTGAAGGTGGTGATGAATTACCAATTGCGTCGTGGCCATTCTGTCTTACCATGAATAAATCTCAACCAACAGGTTCCTTGAACTTTTCGCGTATCGATAATGCGAAAATAACTATCGTAAGCCCATCTTCACCCGGCAACCCACCAACTGGAAACGATGCGAAATGCCACTTTGCACGTTGTTATGCAGTCAACTATAACATTCTTAGAATTAAGAATGGTATGGGTGGTATTGCATTTGGTAATTAATTATTACCTATATATAGGATATGAAGAAAGTGTCGTATTATATATTTTCACTAATATTAATTATATACATCATAAATCAATATATTGAATTAGAAAGTTATTATACATTCAAAAGATCGCACCCAAATGGATTTCCTCTTATCGACATTCAGGATGATTTCTTATCACCGGAAGAATGTAAAGACCTAAAAGAGTATATATTAAAACACGAATTATTAAATACTGATTGGGGGAAGAACACGATAATTCGTTTTAATACAAGTGAAGATTCTAAAAAAATGTTTTTAGAAAAAAAATTAGAAAAAATTTATAAAATATTTGAAAGGGTAAAACAACCCGGTACAAATGCATATATTGTCAATACAGCTATATTAAGTAATTCCTATAATTCAGAAGGGTATAATGAAATAAAAGGACATTATGATGATAGTATAAGCATACAGGATTGGACTAAACGATTAATATTACCAGTATGTACAACTATACTATATATAAATGTACCAGAAAACTGTGAAGGTGGTAATTTATATCTATCTCCTTTTGGTTCAAGAGGTGGATTAGACACTAAAACACAATATACACCAAAACAAGGTAGAAAATTAACATTTAGGGGTGATACAAATCATCTTGTTGAACCCTTTTTTTGTGAAAATAATACCGAAAAACGAATAAGTTTAGTATTTGAACAGTATAAAATACCAGATAAATACATGTGTGATACAGATTTTGGTATTTCACGTCATGGTATTTCATTCAGTCGTTAATTCTTACCAGAAGATCCAAATCCACGCTCACCCCTTTTTGTCTCTTGTAATTCATCAACCTCTTCAATAAGTGGTGTTTCACACTTTTCCAAAATTAATTGCGCGATTCTATCGCCTTGTTTAATTTCAAACGATTCACTCCCGTGATTAAACAAGATAACCTTCAATTCACCCGTATAATCCGGATCAATCACACCGGCACCCGTCTGAATGCCATGTTTCACACTTAAACCAGATCTTGGAGCAATACGCCCATATACACCTTTTGGAATAGTCGCACAAATACCCGTACTCACGATACCACGTTCACATGCATTAATAGTCATGTTTTCTATACTGTATAAATCATAACCAACCGAACCTGGGGATGCACGTGTTGGTAAAGTAGCGTCGAGTGTTATTCTTTTAATTCTGAGCGTTTCCATTTTTTTATATTTATTATACAATCGTTTTCTTTAAAACTATTTAAAATAGTGTAACGTATAATTAAGAAATGAGTTTGAAAATTATTATGGGTAACATGTTTTCTGGAAAGACGTCAGAACTTATTAGACGTTTAAAACGATACAAAGTTATAGGTAAACGTATTCTTGTTATAAATTCTAAAAAGGATACGCGTGCATCCGAAGATGTTTTACGCACTCACGATAACGTTCGTTTTGATTGCGTAAAGACAAATAACCTTGATGAAATTGAATTTTCAGATATAGATGTTATAGCCATAGATGAAGCCCAATTTTTCACAAAACTTAAACCTTTTGTAGAAAAGGTTCTTGATTCGGGTAAAACAATTTTACTTGCAGGTCTTGATGGTGATTACAAACAAAGAAAATTTGGGGAACTTATAGATTGTATACCACTCGCCGATAAAGTGTTTAAAATATCAGCAATGTGTATGGATTGCATGGATGGTACACATGGTCCATTCACAAAAAGAATTGTTGAAAATGATAATCTCGAACTCGTTGGTGGAAATAATATGTATAAAGCTGTATGTCGAAAACATTTATAAGGAACAATGCATTTAAAAGAATTAAAAAATCATGTTCATATTTTACAAAAGGAGGTAAATTTACTACCAGAAACGTTTATACGAGATGAACCTCGTAAAGAAGGTGAATGGGTTGGTTCAGACTATCTAAAGCAGGTTATGATGTTATATACAGATGGTGAACATGGATGGTTGAAAGGTGGTCAGGATCATGTTCAGGAATCATGGGTAAGTTGGCCACTTATATGGGGTGGTAATTTCATTACAAGTAATTGTAACTTATGTCCAGAAACAACAAAACTCTTATCTTCGATTAAGGGTATACATGTAGCGGGATTTTCATTAATGAAAGGAGGTGTAAAACTCAAAGAACACGTTGATTATGTAGGTGACGATTATTTATTTACATACCATTTAGGTATTAAATGTCCAGAAAACTGTATACTTCACCATATAGAATTAGGTGAAGTTACAGAAGAAAATGGCAAACATATAATTATGAATGCTCGTAAAAAACATTGGGCAGAAAATAAATCAGAAAAGGACCGGATTATTTTATACATGGAGATTTATAACACAAAATAATATAATATGTATAATAAATGTTTATGATAGAAGAACCTTATGGTATATCACAATTTCAGGCCTGGATAATATCACTTACACTCGGAATTGTTTTATATAGACGACACAAACGCGGAGAAAAATATATACAGTAAATATATATGGTCAAGGTTTACTTGAAAAAAAGTCCTAGATTTGATAAAAAATTTCGCGTGGTATTCGATAATGAACGTTTTGTTGATTTTGGAGCAAAGGGGTATTCAGATTATACAATACATAAAAATCCCATGCGTATGCGTTCATATATATCGAGACATGGTGGGTTTATACCACATATGATTAGGCGACATAAGGATCCCAAATTTGTGCATGAATCCATGCTCGATGTAAATAGAAGCGATAGAGAAAACTGGGGTAAAACAGGTATCTATACAGCTGGTTTTTGGTCGCGTTGGCTTTTATGGAGCCATCCAGAATTAGAAGGAGCTAAAAAAATAATGTCTAAGAAGTTTGATTTATCTTTTCTTTAAGACCACGGCGTTTAAGGTTTGCTTTTAAAGCTGTCATTAAATTCGCACGAGGATTACGTGCCATGGGGCGGGGTGGAACTGGTGGTGCAGGAGGAATTGGGGGTGCTCGGGATACTGGTGGTGATTTTCTAACTGGTTGAACACGCGGTGTTTGTGAAACGCGTCTAATTCTTGGAACATTTGAATTAACCGTTCTCAATAGGGATTTACACGTTCTCAAAAGTTTTTTTGAATCACGAACCTGTATTTCTAGGGATGGAGGACGCCGTCTTTCAATTTTCATTTTAAGTTCTTTTTCGCTTAATGGTACACGTTTTCCCCTTATTTTTTTAGTTACACGAAGACCTAAACGCTTTGCTTCATTTTTAAGAGTATCGATCCTCATTTATAATAATCAATATTTTTTTTATTTGCTTATTATAAATGTCTTCTAATTGTTCACCTGGCCAATTAGCTTCTACAATTACATGTTGTTTGTTCTGTTTTTTCTTTATATACAGGCCATCTTCCAACATGCTTAAAATGTTACCAACAAAACCACCTCATTTATTAGGGGCGTGTCTTCTCGCGTGCTGCTGTATGAGTTCGCAAACACTATCTTTAGGTAGTTGTGCGTACAACCTCGTTGCCGGGGAGAAGTATGAAGAAAAGGATAATTAAAAAAAGTTATCAGTTCTATATAATTTAGCCTGGAATGAACCAGTTTGTCCCATTACGGAAACAGTTTCATTTCCATATAATTCTCTACACCCAATATCGTCCATACAATCACGATTATCAATCGTGACAGGTAATGAATATATCTGATCTCCTGGTGTTGTTGTATAATAATGATATTGATCTCGTCGACCTCTGACCTCTTTACCATATAATGGTAACGTTTCTTCATCTGGACCTACAAGAACACCCATTTGCTGAACATATCCAGGTTTATACTCCTTAATAGGTGGACTTCTATATTCCTTTTCTACTGGTATTTGAATTGGTACTTCAATTGGTACATTCACTGGAACTTGTTTTTTAATAATAATTGGATTTCGTAATTGGTATACAATCACGGCAACGAGTATCACTAATGCAATAGTCAATAATTTCTTTTGCGTTTTATTTTTGATCTTCATTTATATATACTAAGATTATTTAGCAATATCACGAAGTGGTCCCAAATCAATTCTACCAAGTCGATATTGAACGAGTACCCAGAGAAAAAAGAAAATAGATTTTAAAAAATTATTTGCATCGGTATCATCCATTTTATATATTGGTCCCATAATACGCCCAAAGAATGTTTCTTCTTTTGTATTTCCAGTAACGACCATTTCCATTTGTGTTAAAGCACATGTATCATCGTTTATAGACCAATGAAAAAATATAAAGGGTACAAGAAGTGAATAAAACTCGAGATTTTCTTTATTTTTCATAAATGGTACGACAAGCATAGTTATAAATAAGAGTAAATGGATGAAGAATATTATATTCATATCTATTAGTATGAGCGTAGAAAAGAAACTGCCAAAAATATGGCATCCTCAACAGGAGAAGATACTTAAATCCTGGGGTGAGGCTGCGGCCTGTTATAGATACATGCATTACCAAGCATATTGTTCATATAAAAACCAGAGCATGAAATTTACAATTCCACTTATCATAGTTAGTACAATAACGGGTACGGCGAACTTTGCACAGGAAACATTTCCTCCATCTGTTCAACCATTTGTACCATCCGCGATTGGTGGTCTTAATCTAATAACTGCGATAGCAACAACAATTATGCAGTTTCTTAAAATTAACGAACTTATGGAAGGTCACCGGGTTGCTTCTGTCCAGTATGGTAAAGTTTCGCGAACAATACGTCTCGAATTAACTTTACCTCTATCCGAAAGAACACAAGATGGTACAAATATGATTGAAAATATGCGTGCGGAATACGATCGTTTAATAGAACAGTCCCCAAATGTACCTAAATATATAATAGACTCATTTGAAAAAGAGTTTCCAGATGATAATGCATTTTTCAAACCAGAAATCATGCATATACAACCCATAAATCCATTTAAGGCGATAGAAGAAAATAAGGTTATAACTAAATTGAAAGATGCAGTTGGAGGTGTGGCTAAGAGAGAACTTAAAAAGGAACTTGATGAAATACGTGGAGTGAAAAATACTGTTAAAGCAGATATAGAAGGTATACAGAAACGTAAGAATGAAATATCAGATTTAAAAGGTAAAGGTCTGGTGACTTTGAAAGGTGATCTCATGAAAGAATTACGTCGACGCACTGAACTCATGGAAGTCGTTACAGAATCACCGAAAGACGATTCACAAGATACGCCACCATAATAAATAATGTAAAGTTAAAGACTGTAACACACATTAAATAAGGAAATAGTTTCCTTTTTAAAGGATCTAATACACGTTTTTGAATTGTATCATTTTCCATTATAATATCTAAAGCCTGAGTAGTAAGATCATTATCTTCATTAGACATGGATGCCTTTGTTACAGTATATAAACAAAAAAAGGTTAATGAAAAATCGCTCCATGATCGCGAAATAAAAGAATTTAAAACTCTATTAGAAAATGGTAAAAATGTATTTTTATGTGGCGCTGCTGGGGTAGGTAAAACATTTATTTTGAATAGGGTTTTAGATGAAACAAATAGCATAGAAATTTATGACGAGGTTTTACGTAAAAAAGATATTTACTTATCTACTATAAAAAATTCAAATATGTATGCGTATATAGACGATTATGAATCTGATAATACATATAAAAGTATAATAGAAACAATATGCGAAGGTGGTACTATTACAAAAAAACCTCTTATCGTTACATCTAAAAATGTACATATATTACCAAATTTTAAAATGGTTTTTATACCAAAGCGTAAACCTGAACATATACAAACTTTAAAATCTAACCATCCACGAACACGAATAGCATCTGAAAAATGTAAAGGAAATATAGGAAATTATTTCAATTACCTTAATTTCAGTGATGATAAAGACATTTTTAGAACACCAAAAGAAGTTATACAGGATTTTTTCTGTAAACCTGGTATTGTAGAAATAGAAGAAACTGTATGTGAACATGGACATATTTGGGGAGCCGTTCATGAAAATTATCTCGATACTGAACCTGATAATCACGAAAAAATTATAAATAATTTGGTTATAGCCGATACATATGATAGTGAACTTTATAAAGGTGAATGGGACGTGATGCCCTTTTTCGTTTTACATGCCATGAAACTCCCTAAAATATACATGAATAATTTACTTGATAATGATACAATACGCCCGGGAAGTGCGTGGACGAAATACGGAAATCAAAAAATGCGCGAACAAAAAATTAATAATATACAAGCGCGTTCAAATACTAAAATGTGTCATCATGAGTTTATGATTTTACGAGAATATGCAAAAAAAGGTGACGTTTCAAAGTTCAGGGAATATAAATTAACACCACAAGATTTCGATGTTATGAATCATTTGGGGTTACATAATAAACTTAAACAAAGAGATGTTACAAAAATTAAAAAAATGATTAAAGAAGACGCATGTAAAGTATAATAATGAATACATCTTCGCCTCCATCTAATAATACCGATGAAGAAGAATATAAAGTGTCACGAGTCGTAGGAAACGAAATTTTTTACTGTGGTGAAATCACCGATATAGATATTCTTGATTTTATTGAAGATTTCAAAAAACTAGAAATAGATCTTCTTAAAAAGAAGGCCGAACTTATAGGGTATGAACCAATTATATACATTCATATATGTAGTGAAGGTGGTGATTTATTCGCGGGTATAAGTGCCATGAATATTATAGAAAAATCTCGAGTTAAAGTAATTACTATCGCGCAAGGTGTGTGTTGTTCGGCAGCAACTTTTATTCTTTTGGGTGGTCATGAACGTCGTATAGGTAAGAATGCACATATTCTCATACATCAAATAACAACCAATGGATTTTGGGGAAAATATGAAGAACTCAAGGATGAAATGAAATCGTGTGATAAGCTCATGGATATGGTTACAAAAACGTATAAGGAAAAAACAACTATACCCCAAAAACAATTTAAGAAAATTATGAAACGCGATATGTATTTAGATCCACAAGAATGTATTAAGTATAATGTCGTCGATTCGATTGACTAGATATATCGACATGTCGTTTATATAAACCGATAACTGATACCAGTATTATAAAAATACAAATCGTATTTGCGTTTATAGGAATAACCGTGTTTTCTGGAGGCCTAAGTCGTTCCATTCTTTTATAATCTACAACTGGAAGCGTCATCTATTATTATAATGGAAACAATTTTTAAAACGGATAAAAACGGCAATCAAAGGTACACGTCTATTCGAGTAGAAAAACTCGATGACGGTACTGCAAATATTATTAAAGCAACTGGTGTTGTTGACGGTAAAGAATCTATCTCAACAACACACGTACCACGTGGTTATGAAAGTGCCCTGAAACGAGCTAAAACCATATGGAAAAATTTACAAGTTCCGGATGTTATGCCTATGTTGGCAAATAAATGGGAAGATCGTAAAAAATACATCACGGAACCATTTTACGTCCAACCAAAACTCGATGGTGTTCGTTTACTCGTATCGAATAAAGGAGGGATTTCGCGTACAGGTAAACTCGTTCCGGGAACTGAGTACCTTGGTAAAGGACTAAAGGATGGTGAATATCTTGATGGTGAATGTTATGATCCGAATAAAACATTCGAGGAAATTACAAGTTTGTTTAAAACAGACCCAAAACAACTCGAGTTTTATATATTTGATTATTTCGATGTTAACCGTCCAAAATTATCATTTGAAGAACGTAAAAAGTACGTCACTGTAGAAACAAAACTCGTTCGTAAAAAAACGTGTTTGAAACAGTTTCATGAAAATTTCGTTTCACAAGGATATGAAGGTACAATGGTTCGTGAACGTACAAGTGTATATGAAAATGGGAAACGAAGTAATTATTTATTGAAATTTAAGGATTTCATGACGGAAGAATACGAAGTCGTCGATGCAAAAACGGGGCATGGTCGTGATGCAGATGCAGTCGTATGGGTGTGTAAAACGGAAAATGGAAATACATTCTGTGTTCGACCAGAAGGTTCTATCGAACAAAGAGAGTATTTTTATGCTAATAAAGAGAATTATTTCGGTAAAATGCTTACCGTAAAGTTTCAAAACCTTACCGAACTTGGAATACCAAGGTTTCCTGTTGGAATAGTATTTAGAGATTATGAATAAATATATTATACTACATAAATGAAAAGAGTTGCTATTGATCTCGACGAAGTTCTTGTCTCGTTCGTTAAACCTATGGCTAAGTTCCGTGGGTATAAAATGCCTACCGAAAGAAAGTATCCGTACGTGTATAAAGATATGTTTAATATTACAGAACTTGAATCACGTAACATGGTCCACGACTTTTACGAATCAGAAGAGTTCGCAAAACTTAAACCGATAAAGGGAACGTGTAAACAAATGGGACATTTACGCGACTATGCCGATAAAATGTATATCGTCACGGGTCGACAAAGTTACGCGCGCGACCAGACTGAAAAGTGGTTAAGGTACTGGTTCCCCAATACGTTCGACGATCTTATCATGACCAATAGTTATACGGATCACGAAATCGAAAAACACGAAATATGTCGTAGTCTCGCGCTCGATTCAATCATAGACGATAGTTTTGACGTGTGTACTAAATGTAACCGTATCGGTATCGACGCGTATAACATTGTAGGGTACGGTGGTAATATTACGTACCCATGGTCTGTAGATTCAGATATGGCACGTACGTGGGATTAAGTTGCGTAACGAATTATGACTATACCTGATCCACCGTCACCAGCCTTATTGGGACCATCGTGTGAAGCACCACCACCACTTCCCGTGTTTGCTCCAGCATCTCCACCCGGTCCGGATGCTACGGATGATCCATCTGAACCAGAATTCAATGCACTACCTCCCCCACTTCCAGGACTGGCACCAGAACCACGAAAACCACCGCCTCCACCACCACCTAAACCACCGTCACCGGCAGCACCGTTAGTATATGCTGAACCACCTCCACCACCTGCCCAGTAATAATTATTTCCATCTATATTAACCTGTGTACCTACACCACCGTCACCGCCTGTCGTCGACGTGGCGTTACCACCCACGGCACCGGAACCTCCACCACCACCGAACATATAGGAACTCGATCCAGTACCAGTACCACCACCATAACCCTGACCTGAAATACCTGTACCGGGGGTACTTCCATTCACACCCGCCCCACCTCCTGAACCACCGTTTTGCGCCGCATACGGTGATGTTTGAGACCCACCACCACCACCACCGGTAGGTGCTATAGAATTGAAAGATGAAGCAGAACCGTTATTCCCGTGTCGATCAGTACCACCAGTTCCACCGGCACCAACGACGACTGCATAAGAAATTGCTGATATAGACATTTTTGTACCCCCTAAATTTGTAAGTAATCCACCGGCACCACCACCACCAGCGTTATGTCCACCACCACCGCCACCACCAGCGATCACAAGGTATTCAACATCGAGATTTTTTTCCGGTACAAAATTCCCAGAACTTGTGAATGTATGTACCGTGTATCCGGTAATATAAGTTATCGTACCACCTGTCGCATAAGCTTGTTGGAGAAACGTTTTCGCAAGGTTCCAGAACTTAAAATCCTTAATTCTACCCGAATAGTATTCACCTATGGTCAGCAGCTTTGCACCCGACGTTACCGTCGGTGTTGTTTGCGTAACCAAAGCCCCGTTCACGTATACGTTACTCGTCGTCCCATCGAAGTTCGTGGAGATCGTGTGTTCTCCCGATACCGTCGCATTCGCGTAAAATGTAAAGTCCCCGAACGTTACTAAGCTAATATTCGCAATTACGTTTATAGTTCCGCCCATACCGGAATGGTTCTGGCAATAATAGTATAACGTATCTGGAGCATCGGACGCAACCGCGAGTGTTCGCGTCGCGTTCGAATTACCCGGTGTTCCCGATGTCGTCCAACCACTCGTGTACTGAGACCCACCTCCATGTGTCCCATTACTCGTCGTCGATAAACGTAAAGGATGAGTTCCGTTCGTCGAATCAGATTGATCGAAAACGTACGTTTGACCGCGAACGAATGTAAACGTTGGTGTTTCACTAAACGATACCGCTCCCCATGAAATTTCAGCAGTACCATGGTTTATTGTACCAGACTCCAACACTTGACCCGCCGAACCACCACCGCTTAAAATCTTAACGTTTGTGTATTTACAATTATTAACACTATCGGTTCTTGTTGTGGTATCCGCATACGCCGACGTGGAACCGTATTCGTTACCAGACCATAAATTATCAGAGTTTGTTGCAGTAAATTGTCCTAACAAGGTCCAATCCCATGTATACAATTTTACAACATCATTATGTTCAAGTTCAAACCATTCATCAATATTAGATGATCCCTGAGTTACATCATTTATTTTAATTCTATGTGGATGATTTCCAGCGTCGATGACGGCGTAATTAACATTAATCCAATTCTTGTTACTATCCCACTTAATAGCAAATGAATGTTGTCGATGATTTGGTTCAGGAGTATAGTAAGAATTACCATTATACAAATCCCATGTAGCTATATAGCTACTAGCACTAGCATTTTTATATGTCAAACCGTTGTAGTCATTACCACTAAAATTAATGTCGGTCGGACTACTTGGATACGCAATATTCGATAACACCGTACTCCCGTCTCGACCCGCAAAACCGGAACCACCACCACCGACACCGTGATGACCACTTTGACCACCGCCACCACCACCACCGTACCAACCACCGCCACCACCGGCACCACCCCAACCAGATCCAGTATGTGAACCCGTACCACCTTCGTATTGTGCACCCGCTTCACCATTTATATTAGACCCTTGACCACCGGAACCACCGGCAGTTTGCGTACCACCACCACCTTGTGGATTAGTACCACCCAATGCTATCAAACCACCACCGTTAAAACCCGGACGTTTAGAAGAATCGCTATTATTATAACCACCGCCACCGCCACCACCGGCAGTTGCTATTTCCGTACTTCCTATTCTAATAGCTGTTCGTCCACCACCACGACCACCCGTAGCATCGCCATCGTTACCCGAACCACCACCACCACCGTACGTTTTCGACGTATTTACGGTACTATCACCACCTTGACCCACTATGAGCGTGAGTGACGTTGTACCCGAAGGTAATTCTATTTCCGCTTCCGTATAACCACCAGTACCACCTACAGCGATATTATGGTCAGGCTGGTTGTACCCATGTCCACCACCAGCACCTTTCAGTACGACCTTAACGTGGGTTTTACCACTTGGTACGCTTATGGTTTGATCGCTACCCGTATACGAATACGTCGTAGCGCTTCCGAACGTCGTATCACTACCACCGGTACCAAACTTACCACCCGAAACCGCAATATTTTGTGTCGTTGAAGATGAAGATACAGCATTATTTGCCGTTAATTTCATCGAGAACTTATCCGTATTTATCGTTTTCTTAACGCGTTTCTTTCTCGATGCCGTTCGATCGAACATCACACCGAGCGTATCGTGGGTCGTTATATTATACCGTCCAATGCTTTTTGGGAACGATGTTAATGCCGTCGTAAAATTCAAGTCCATGGTTGGCGTTGCCACTTCAGTCGTTGCATCGAGCGTAAGACTTGGCGTATCTACGGTAGTTCCACCAGATCCCGCAGGTACGATCGCCGTCGAACCCGCAATACCTGTCACAGTTAAAGTAGCTTGAAACTTAATCGCGACTATACCCGAACCACCGAGACCACCTCTCATTTTCGTAGGATCGGAATTATCGTGATGATCGCCACCACCGCCGCCACCACCCGTGTGCTTACCACCCGAACCACCGCTATGCGTATGCCATGCTGCAGTTGGATTATCACCGTCTTTACCATTAGTTATACCGTTCGTATCACCATCGCCTTTTGAAGCACCGTGCCCCGAATGTGGGGGTGCACCACCACCGCCACCACCTTTACCACCGTGACCAGCGTGACTACTATGACCATTACCACCACCACCACCGGCCCACCAATAAGCCGTTCCTAAAATATCGTCTTCTACACCTTCACCACCATCAGGTCTAACATTCCAACCACCTTGACCGTCTCGACCATAACCCTTACCACCGGCACCACCACCACCACCGGGATACCAGTGACTACCCGAACGGGCACCGTCGTGACCCTGACCCGCCGTACCTGTACCTCTTTCACCACCATACGCCGCGTTATCACCTCTACCACCAGAACCACCACCACCAGAACCACCGTTACCCGCAGGTCTACTAGTATAATTGTGTTTGGACGCACCCCCGCCACCACCAATCGCGGTTATACCCGGACCCGATATGGAACTATCGGCACCGTTACCACCTCTAAGCATATTGGAAGCTTGATTCGAGTAAC